AGGTGTATCACCTTACCACCGATCTTTTTCTCGGTAGCAGAGATCAAAACAGATGACTTTGCAATATTAAAACTTGCATTGATATCTGCATTACCAGTGTGGTTGCAATAAGCACACTTAAATACTTTCCCATTACGTTTTTCCAAAACGACCGTATATACTACAGTTTTGACTGGTGTAGGCTGGGTCAATATACTACACTAGAATACATTGCAAAAGAGCCTTATAGGCTATCATAGTACCAAGCTGGCAATATGACCAAGAGTTTAAGGTATAACGAAATGTTCTATTGTTCTTATTACTATTGCGAATACCAGTTAAGTTTTCTAACTTAATATCGCACTTATTGCCTTTAGCAAACTGAACAATTTGATAATTATACAGCTAACGCATTCATCCAATAACTAAAATCATTGGCTTTCTGCTATCAAGATCGTAAGCCATCCAATAGATGGGGAAATAGATCAAAACAGCAATCCGCTATCACCCAAGTCGATTAAACCTGCGGCATCCAGTGAGCCTCTTCTGCCGTTAGCACCAGTATCAGCTTCACGCTCAATTGAGATATTACTAAATGGTAAATTAATCTCTCCACCTTTAGCAACATTAACACCAGAACTAATATTTGATCCACCATTTAAGAAACTAAATATTGTTTCAGCTTTCCATCTCATGGTTTCAGAAATAACCCAATCACTTGTTTGATATTGATAATCAATTCCCTCAATCCATACATTTTTAATTACAGTAGATACTTGTAATGCTTGACTTCTTTTTTGTTTATCTATAATTACGATATCAAAAGGATATGCTTGAGAAGCATTATGTATATATCCTCTTCCAAACGCTTCAGCAATTCTTAATCTATCAAATCTTATTCTTTGACATGTTCCAGATATATTAGTTGATTGATGTGGCACAGAATCAATATGACCATCTGTTCCAATTTCATCAATCATTTTAATTGCTCTGTTTTCATTTATAGTTAAAGATTGTACTGCTCCAACAGGATTCTTATCAACCATAATAATAATATTTGTTGAAATAGCAGTGCTTGTTTTATTTACTCCGCTATCAAAACCTAATGTTGATCCAGTATTTATTGCTTTAGTCATTTATATCTCCTAGTTACAATTATATTGCTTTATGCATTATTTTGTACTAATTATTTAAACTATTGTTATTGGTTGCTATGCAGCCAATAACAATTTATTTCATATTAAAGTTGACCTAGATTTACCTTAATGTAAATATAATTTACTGGATATGTAGGCTGAACTCTTACAGTGATGTTCCATTGTCTTGGGTCTACACCATCTTTTGCAACTGATAAATCTTTATAAGCAGTGATTAGTCCTTGAGATACCAATGAATTTAATAGAATTACTGCGCGTGTATTTAAAATTGCTCCAGTGTCTGGAGTTTCAGCTATTCCAATAAATCCTGCAAAACCAGCTCTTAGTATCTTAGCTACACGGTCTCTAATGAATACAATTGAAATTTCTTGCTCTTCTGGGTATCCACTTTGTGATGTTGTAATTCCCCAAATTACTCTTCCGCCACCAGCAACTGGTTGTAATACTGATACGCCAGCATAAGATAATTGTTCTAGAGTTAATGGAGATAGTTGCTTATTTCTTAAGATTGTAAATCCACTTAAAACTTTATTTGTTAATGGATTTTCAATTCTAATATCAGCTGATAAATATCCTGCTGCAGCTGCTGCTATATAGAAACCGTCTATTAATACATTGTCAGGGCCTGCTTGTACCACTATCTGGTCTGGCCAGAAGTATACTGCTCTATATGTATTTCCAAATGCGTTTGATACTGAATAGTTGGCTAAATCTTCAATATTTCCAGCCAATATATCAGTAATTGTTTCACCCTGAATTCCTTCTAGAATTCCTATGTCCTCAACTGCAGCTGGAGTTGTTCCAATAAGATTTTCTGGGCTTAATCCACTAATTGCTCCAGCGAACATTATTCTTTCTTTTTTGTTTTTAATATTGCTCATCGTTCTACAGTGAGCAAGAACATTTTGGAAAATTCCAGAAATTGTTTGTTTTGGTAATGGAACAACTATATCACATTCAACTTTCTCTAGAGAATTTAACGCCTCTATCCATCCGGCATCATAGAAAGATGCGTCTTTAGTTTCAACGATAGTAACTCTTAATCCATTTCCATCTGGAACAACATTATGATTAATTACAATATATGCGCTTTTATCTGCGATATCAACAACCTCATAACGCATATCACTTTCATCTGCCAATTTCTTGGTAATTGTTACTCCAAAAGCTACTGGTAAGCTTATATCATATAAACCATTATTATCATTTTTGTTTGCTATTGGTAATGAATCAGATGAATTTATTTGTAATCTATATAATGTATCAACATTTGGGACAGAACTAAAATCAACGGTAGCACTTGTTAATGTAGCTTGCGCTGTATTAGGTCCAACTCTCGTTAATACGCCATCCGTTCCAGAATATCCATCCAATGCTGCCCCAGTTGCAATATTTATTAATTTAAAGGCAACTCCGGTTGCATGATGTGTATCACCTGCATTAAAATCTGAGAAATAGGCTGATGAAGTTAAATGGTAATTAACTAAATCTGATGTTGCTCCTGATGGAGCATCTAAAGTTGTTACAACTAATTTACCATTAGATACACCAGTAATTGAGTAATAACCCATATTTGCTTTATTTTTCGAATCTATGACATTTAAAGTCATTCCGATATAACTAGAATCGAATGCAATTGATGAGCTAAATAATCCACGATTACTTACTGATTGATCGCGCGCAATATATCCATCAAACCCGGTTGCTAAAGTTTCAAAAGTTTGTTTTACAGTATATGCATATGAATACCCACTTGGCGCAACAACATTATCCATTATGAATGAGGTTGTTGTTGGATGCCCGGCAGTATCTAGCAAATAATAATCTAATTTATTTGGAAGAATTTGTGTTTCTACATTTGTAGAATTGTTAGTTACAAAGAAATGAATATTTGAATTAAAATCAGGTATAACTCCGGCTGGTAATGGGAAAATAAAATCATCATCATTTAAAGATAATGCATTTACTGAATCTGCCAATATATATGATTTTCTTCTTGGCATTGGTGGTTTAGCTTGAACAGAAATTATTGCTGGTGCAGCATTTGAGAAAGCTAATTGAGCGCCTAGAGCTAAGTTATTTGTTAAGCTTGGGAATCCGTGCTTAGTAGTTACATCACCCATACCCTGTAATAATATAGGGTCATTTAAATTAAATGTTGGGATAGTGTTTACTGTCAAAGAATCACTTCTTACTAAAACTCCGCTAGCCACTTTAATTGTGAAAGCATCACCTTCTCTAAATGGAGTAGTTGTAACATTATTAACTTTTGTTTCATAGATACCGAAACTTAATACGCCGTTTGATACAACATTACCATTTGCCATCCATACAACTGGATTTCCATTTGCGTCTAATTTAGCGCCAGATATTGATCCGAAAGCTATAAATTTTGCAGTTCCAGCAACAGGCGCATTCAATACGGTTCTTTGAACTGAAACGCATCTAATAGTCCATGTTTCTGGGGGTGCATTTGAGTCAACTAATGTTAATGGAGAGATGTAACCATCACCTACGTTAGTAGAAAGTGGGATATAGAAAGAGCCACCTTGATCAACGATATGAGCTTTTTGTAACTCAATTCGTCCAGTTTCGATATCAATTCTATAATCATATTTACTGCTAAATGGATTTGAATCTATTAATGATTCTGTGCCGACAAGTGGCACTCCATTTTTAAACAGTGTGGTTCTATTAGAAACTACAGGGAAATTTGTTAGTTGAAAATGTCGTCCATCAGCGCCTGATGTTGAGGTATATGTTGGATTTAAACCATCCTTACCGCCGCCATTTGCTTGAACAACTAAAGTTTCATCAGTAGATCCTTCACCTATAAGTGCAGCTATACGTGAGCCACCGGGAACGGAAACTCCTCTTGATTGTGTTATTACGTCAGAATAGACGCCTGGAAGTGCTTGTGTTGCTCCGGGAATATTTGGCATCAGATTTCTCCATTAACAAGATTATTATACATTTTACGCCTTGTCATTCAATTTGATATTTTGTATCATTAAAATGTAATAATATTGCTATTCTTTATTAATATATTATTACATTTTTAAAAGTTTCTTAATTTACCCCAAAAGTACATCTAATAAACTTACTTCAGTATTAATTGTTAAATTAGGCGTGTCATAATTTGCTGGCTTCGAGACATCGCCAAAAGTTGATGTAAACAAAATTGCTTCAATTATATTTCCAATTGGAATACTTCTTCTCCACTCTGTTCTTATATCTAATGTGATACTTTGCCTAAATAATTTATCATTTCTATCATCAGACTCAGATGGAGACCCATAAGATAATGGTTTTATTATAATACCAACATCTTCTAATGTATCAAAAGTAATATCAGTAAAGCACATTGATATCAATTCTATCAAATCATCTCTAGACCTAATACTTCTTGTAATTATATCTATTATAATTTGACCTTCCCAAGCACCAGCAGTAATAAAAGCTTTTGGAGAACTAATTATTGATTGATTTCCATAACCATCGAAATATGTAATATTTTCATATTCAACTTCGCCCTGATTTCTATTAAAAGATATCTGCACAGATTTCCCGCCGCCACTCTTTACCAAAATTGCAGGATAATAAATTCCATTATATCTGTAATTTTCTCCAATAAATAATCTTGTGCTTAATTGACCTGATCCTAAATCTGGGTTTGATCCAAATCCAGACGGCATATCGGCTCCGGGGGGCAAATCCGTATGATCTGTAGTATTAGCAAATCCAAATTGATCTTTAGAATAATGATAATAAGAATCTTTAGAGAAAAAATCCCTTAAAGTTGCTATTATCATTTCTTTTGGATATACAATCATTGATGATTGTATAATATTGTATATTCCATTTAGATCTGATTTGAATGAGTTATTTGTACTCAAATTACCACCTATAAGTTATTGTTAGATTTTTGATAGTTATGGTTAATGGTCCAGAATTTTTGATAGCTCCATTTATTTCAAATGCGCAGTTATTTTTATTAAAATGCATGTGTGTTATAGGCATAGATACTTGATTATTTGTAGTATCTATAATTGTTATATTTTGCGAATCAGATGTTATCCCAGAGCTATATAAATTAGTAAATAATAATGCATTAGCATCTGGTACTGCACTAGCTTTATATTGATAGGATATGTCTGTAATTAACGCATTATCCGGCAATAAACCTTTTAATCCAATCGCCCAATTGAAATAATTAAGATTTCCACTATCTAAATAATCCCAAACTATATAATTATAATAATTAGTAGTTTCAATATCATATGCTCTAATACCAGATACTATACTTGGATTTACTAAATATAATGAGCCAGATCTTGTTGCAGAATGCACCCCATTATATCCTTGCATTATATATGATTCTGTTTGATTAATATTTCTCTCAACAATATAACTATATGGAGTAATATCATTAGACTTAACTATTACATTTGTATTTATATGTGATTCACTAATATATGGGCTATCTAAATAATTATCAGTAATTATTGCTGTTGATCCATATCCATCCCATATTGGGGTCTCTGTCTTTATAAATGCTATATATGAACTTACAGGAGCACCATATCTATAAAGACTATTATGAGTTACTATATTATGCATTCCACCTATTCTAACAATTGGCAGTGAACTAGAAGCAGCTCCTTTTATCGTATTGTTATTAATAAGTGCTGAGCAATTTGTGCTAATTGCCGCACGATAATATGCATTTGAATATGAAATGTATCCAGGATCAATAATATTTCCAGATATAATGCAACTAGAATCGTTTCCAATACTAGGGTCTGTTATAA